GATGAAACTGGTCAGGTAGATATTGAGAAATCTGACGGTACAAACATTAGTTATAATATGGCTAACGTAGTTACTGCAACCACCTCGGCCCAGGGGGTGGCGCAGGGTTCGCAGGGGGTTGTAATTCCGGGCTCATCAGTGCCGGCACTGCGCACTGCGTCGCGGGACCGCCTCGCCGACGTGCTGCCCTGGTGTCTGCCTGTGCACAGGTCTGTGCTAGACCCCCTGCGTCACGTCGGGATGACTCCGGTAACGTCGGGTGTTGCGACGCTTTCGCACAACGCTAACGCGCCGGAGCTACCGGGCATGTCGTTCGGGCTCGCATTCAGTGCAGCAGGCACTGCCGCTGTGTCCGTGCAGCTTCCAACGGCGCTTAATACGGCAGTTCCATCCCCTGTTCTAGTCGGCCCACGCATTCACGCGCGAATTAAGTGCTCAGACTGGTCGAAGGTCTCCGGCTTCTGGATCGACTTCCTGACCGATGGCGGCACGACAAAGAAATTCCGCTGGCAGTTTTATACCTCGGGCCGGAGTCTTTACGGCCAGAACGACCCGGTTTACGCCGATCGTTGGAACAATCAGTTCCGCACGTTTATCGGAGATTCGGAGAACGTCACCGCCAGCGGCTCTCCGACTGCGACCTGGGGCCGCACCACGAAATATCTTGATTGCACGGGCATCATGTTCGCCGCTGTGACCACGGCTGCCGTCACGTTTGAGATCACTCGCATCTATTGCCCGGAGTGGCCTATCGGGGCGTTTGTGGGAATTTTCGACGGCTGGTATCGCACCGCACGGGAGTTTGCCCTGAGCGAGTTCGCGTCGCGCGGCTGGGGCTGCGGAGGGTCCGTTGTGCGGCTGGATGGTTATGGTGAGAACCCAACGCCAGCGGACATTGGTCCCCTGATTTCCGCGAACTTTGACGTCTTCATGCACGGGGCCGACATCGCAGATGGCCTCCCGACGCCAATGTCTGCGGGGGTTACGCAGGCTGCAATGTTGAGCAACCACGCAGCCCATCGTCGAGCGCTGGCGTCGTTTAGCCCGCACATGGCGCGTGGTCTGCGCTGGCATCAGTGGTTACAGAACCTGGGCAAATATGCAGGTACGGACCTAGCTGGCGAGCTAAAGCGCCTTGGCGTCAATGCAGGTCGCGGGTTCTGCTCGGATGCAGAGTGGGGCATCAACCCGCATAACGACACAACGACGTTGAGCGAGGAGCGACGCTGGCAGTCTTGGGCAAGTCATCGTGGCCGCTTCAACCGAATGCCTATGGCGTACTACACTGGTATGGCCGATGGTGCAGGCTATTTTGATGCGACAGATACAGGCGATGCGACGTACCCCACGTTGCGAGATCGCATTGAGTACGCTACAAAAAACGCGGAACCTGTGCTCGCATACACGCACCGCATCACTGATGTGCCGTCATCTGTCGATACAACAACCAGTTTTGCGCGGGATCTCGTCGCTGATCTGGCTGCGAAAGAAAAGGCGGGCAGTTTGTTGATGCTCAGCCCGACAGACGTGGAGCGGCTGACGTACTGGCGCAGCGGTGAGTTTTTTATGCGCTGGGACGGCGAGTGGGTCTATCGCCACGACCCGACCAAGATCGCTTTCTAACCCCCGTGCGTGCGCGGGGATAACCCAACCCCCGAAGGGTCGGGGGCTAAACCCCCATCTCAGCAGCACCCAGCCCGGCCATGTGCCGGGCTTTTTCTTGGTGATCACGAATGGAACTCAAGCCCATCTCCGGCCCGGCGGAAGAGCCCGTGACGCTTGCCGATGCAAAGCTCACGCTGCGCGTAGATCACGCCGAGGACGACAGCCGGATTCAGCGCATGATTGGCGCCGCCCGGGAAGAAGCCGAACAGATCACCAGCCGGCGATTCGGCCTCCAGACTTGGGATCTTGTGCTGGACGCGTTTGTAAGCACCCTCGCCCTGCCAAGCCCGCCCGTCACGTCCGTCACGTCCATCAAGTACGACGACGGCGCCGGCGCAGAGCAAACCCTGGCCGGGTCCGCCTACCGCGTCCGGGGGTCAGAGCCCGCCATCATCTCGCCCGTCACATCCTGGCCCAGCACATTCAGCGGCCCGGCTGCGGTCCGCGTGCGCTTTGAGTGCGGCATCACCTCGGCAGACCCGCGTTGGAAGTCCCTGCAGTCGTGGATCTTGCTGCGCGTTCAGGGCATGTACGAAGGCCGCAGCATCGACGGCGGCGCGCTTCTGGATGCGCTCAAGGCCTACCAATGACCACCAGCAACCAACTCGACCGCCGCGTCAGCATCCAGCAGCAAAGCACCACGCAAGACGCCGCCGGGCAGCCCATTGAAACGTGGTCGTCTGTGGCCGAAACGTGGGCCAGCGTCAAGTTTCCGTCCGGCCTCGGCGCCATCAGAGCGGATGCCGTCACCTCCACCGTCAAGGCGTCCGTGCGCATCCGTCACCGCGCCAACCTGCCCGATGAAGGCCTGCGCGTCCTCATCTCCGGCGTGGCTTATCGGGTTGTCGCAATCCTGCCAGTCGGGCGCCAGGAGTGGCTAGATCTGGTTTGCGAGAGGGCGGCATGACAGTCAGGCTAACCGCAGACCTCGCAGGCCTTAACCGCTTGATAGACCAGCTCGGTACCGACGTCGAAGCCGCCGCCCGGCCCGCCGCCCAGGCCGCCGCCCAGGTTTTCTATGACGGGGTTGTCGCCAACGTCGATGCCCTTGGCACCGTCACAGGCAACCTGCGCCGCGCCATCTACCAAGCGTTCAGCCCCGAAAACTCAGGTCCGGGACGCGCCTCCTACAACGTCAGCTGGAACGAGCGCAAAGCCCCCCACGGCCACCTTGTTGAATACGGGCATGTGCAGCGCTACGTCGTCTATCTCAACAAAAAAGGCGAGTGGAAAACCAAGATCCGGCCCGAGATGCTGGGAAAAAAGAAGCCCAGCCGCAGGGCAAGCCAAGCCGTCAAGGACGCCTACTACGTCCCGCTGGCGTCGCCCAAGCAAGTCGCGGCAAAGCCGTTTGTGCGCCCCGCCTTTGCCCTCGCAGATCGCGCCAGCGCAGCCGCTGAATCCATGCTGCTCAAAAAACTGGGAGCCCTCTAATGGCCCAGCTCGAACCCCTTGTGTTCCAGGCCCTCACCGGTCTGGTGTCCGGCCGCGTCTATCCCGACATTGCCCCCACCAACACCCCGCGCCCGTACATCACCTGGCAGCAAATCGGCGGCCCCCCGATGGCCTGGACAGACAAATCAACCACGCCCGGCGGCTTTGCCTGGCTGCAGATCAACGTCTGGGCCGACACCCGCATTCAGGCCGGCGTCCTGCGCAAGCAAGTGGAAGACGCCCTGATCCTGTTCGAAGGCTTCGAGGCCCGCCCGCAAGACGCAGGCACCGCCACCCACGAACCCGACCTGACCCCGCCGGCCTACGGATTTCATCAAGATTTTGACGTCTGGTATCCGTAGCCAGGCTTAACCCACCCCCGCCCACCCGGGCAACCCCTGAACCCGCTTCGGCGGGTTTTTTCATTTCTGGAGATTACCCACCATGGCATCCACTCCCTCCGGCACCCAGATTGCCTTTCCCGCCACCTACCAGGCCGCAAAAACCGTTTCCGGCATTTCCAACGCTGCAGAAGCCGTCGTCTCTTCCACCGCTCACGGCTACTCCAACGGCGACATCGTGCAGATCTACTCCGGCTGGGGCCTGCTCAATCGCAGCTTCGTCAAGGTCAAGTCCGTCACCACCGATACTTTTGTGGCCGAAGCAATCGACACCTCAAACACCGACCTTTTCCCCATCGGCGGTGGTGTTGGAACGGCCCGCAAGGTGCTCACCTGGCAATCCATCTCCCGCTATAAGGACCAGCAGAACAGCGGCGGCGAGCCCAAGACCGTCACCGTCAAATGGACCGACCTCGACAACGAAGAGTCCCTCAACGACGGCTTTACCGCCATGACCGAGAGCTTCAACGTTGATGCTGACAACGTCGCCGATGCCGGCTACCTGCTGCTGCGCTCCCTGACCCAAGTGCAGACCGATACCTGCCTGCGCAAGGTGCTCAAGCACGGCTCCAAGATCTACACGCCGTGCCGCGTCGCCCTCAACGAGAACCCCAAGGACAGCGGCGGTGTGTATGTCTGCGCCGTGTCCATCAACGGCAACGGCCGCCTCACCCGCTACGCCTCCTAAGCCAGCCCACCGCCCGCCACTCGGCGGGCTCCGCACCTCCTCATAAACAGGAAACGCACTCACCATGGCATCCAACATCAAGCTCGGCGCACGCCCCAAAAACTTCGTCCGTACCGTCACGTTCGCCCTGCCCGAAGGCGGTGAAGGCCGCATCGCCTGCACCTACCGCTACCGCACCCGCACCCAGTTCGGCGAGTTCGTGGATGCGCTGATGGCCAAGTCCCCGGTCGGCCGTCCCGACTACACCGACCCCGCCGTCAACACCAAGCTGCAGCAGTCCCTCATCGCCAGCAATGCCGGCTACCTCATCAACGCGCTGGACGGATGGGATCTGGATGAAGAGCTCAACGTAGCCAACCTGGAGCGCCTGGCCGACGAGCTGCCCGGCGCCGTAATGGCCATCATGGAAGACTACCGCGCCGCCTGCTGCGAGGGCCGCCTGGGAAACTGATCGCCGCCGCCCGGGCCATCTACACCCCCACGCCCAGCGCTGAAGAGCTCGCCGCCGCCGGCTACCTGCCGGAGGATTTCGACGATGAAGCCGTCGAAGTCTGGCCCGAAAACTGGCCGGCGGTGCAGCTTTTCCTGCGCGTGCGCACCCAGTGGGACGTAGGCATGGCCGGGCCTGTGCGGCTCATCTACGCCTCGGTTTATCCATTGCTGGACCGCATGAGCCTATCGCCTGACGACTGGCTCGCCATGCTGGACGACATCACCAGCATGGAAGTCGAAGCCCTCAAAACCATGCACGAGCACCGCAAAAAATGACCCAAGATCGCAAAATCAAGATCACTGCCGAAGTCGATGCCACCAAGGCAAAAGACGGGCTGGCAGAAGTCAAGGCTGCCGGTGCCGACATGGCAAAGTCTGTCGGAGCGTCGGCCGAGTCCGCAGGGAAAAAGATAGACAACATCGGCAATGGCGCAGACCCAAGCGCCGCAAAGCTGGATGCAAGCACCCGTCGCATGGTCGCCAGCATCCAGCGCGCCACCGCTGCATTTGAGGGCGGCGGAGCGTCAAGCCGAAAGTATTTCGAAACGCTGGCCGGCCAGCGTGGCGTCAGTGTTGAAAGCCTGCAGCCCTATCTCAATGCGCTGGATAGCGTCAGGGCAAAGCAAAACGATACGGGGGTTTCGGCTGCGCAAATGCAGGCGGCGCTTCGCGGCGTTCCGGCTCAGTTCACCGACATCGTCACGTCAATTGCCAGTGGCCAGCAGCCCCTCACCGTCTTCCTGCAGCAAGGCGGCCAGCTCAAAGACATGTTCGGCGGCGCAGGCAATGCCGCCCGGGCGCTGGGTGGCTACGTCGTCGGCCTCATCAACCCCTTCACCCTTGCCGCCGGTGGCGCGGCCGCCCTCGCCGTCGCCTACTACCAGGGCAGCAAAGAGGCCGACGCCCTGGCCCGCGCCATCATCATGACGGGCAATGCCGCCGGCGCGTCCGTGGGCCAGCTCCAAGACATGGCCCGCGCCGTCTCTGCTGGCACTGGTGCAACCCAGGGCGCCGCCAATGAAGCCATTGCCGCCGCGGCCAACAGCGGCAAGATCGCCGCCGGCAATATCGAGCTCGTCTCGGCCGCCGCCATCAAGCTTAACAAGGCCGTTGGCCTGGAAGTCGCCGACACCATCGAGAGCTTCGCCGAGCTGGGCCGCGAGCCCGTCAAGGCCTCCGAAAAGCTCAACGAAAAGTACAACTACCTCACCGCCTCCATCTACACCCAGATCAAGGCGCTGGAGGAGCAAGGCAAGACCCTCGAAGCCGGCGCCATGGCCCAGAAGGCCTACGCCGACGCGATGAGCGGCAGGGCTGACCAGGTGATTGCCAACCTCGGCCTCATTGAGCAGGCGTGGAAGGGCATCACCGGCGCCGCAAAGTCCGGCTGGGATGCCATGCTGGGCGTCGGCCGTCAGGCCACCATTGCCGACCAGATCGCCGAGCAACGGCGCGCCGTCGAAGCCATCCGCAGCGGCGCCGAGGCGGGCAATATCGACGTGGCTCAAAAACGCCTGGCCGCTCTTGAGGCCGCGTCCGCCGGTCAAGCAAAGTCAGCCGCAGCAACGGCCGAGGCGGGGCGCCAAGAGCAAGCCCGCATTGCCTGGCTCAAAGAGGGCGACAAGTACCTGTCCCGCGCCGAAGAGCGCGAGCGCGCCATCACCCGCGCCCGCAACGAAGGCGCCGCTGCCGGCCTGTCTCAGATCGAAATCGAAAAGCGCGTCGCCGACATCCGCGAAAAGCTCGCCGACCCCAAGGGCCGCAAGCCCGCCAAGTCCCAGGAATCCAAAGACGCCGAAGAGCTCCAACGCATCCTCGACCGCATCGGCGGCAAGAGCACCGGCATTGATGCGGGCTACTATTCCGACCTGCAAAAGCTCTTCAAGGCCTACAGCTCCGGAAAGCTCGACATTGACCGCTACCGCCAGGCTGTCGAACAGCTCACCACCCAGCAAGAGTTTTCAAAAAAGCTCATGGGCGACACCGCCGCCCGCGAGAAAGAGCTCATCGGCCTCGACAACACCGCCGCCGCCCTCGAAGAGCAATACCGCCTCTACGGCCTCACCAAAGGCCAGATCGACGCCCTCGCCGTCGCCCGCGCCGAGGAAAGCCTCGCCCAGGCCCGCGCCAACCTTGAGGGCGAAGAGACCATCGCCCGCCTTGAGCGCGAGGTGGCAGCCCGCAAGCGCATCCGCGACGCTCAAACCAAGCTCGACACCAACGCCGAAGCCGCCCGGGCACTCAGCGCACTTGGCCCGCTTGGCGACAAGTTTGACCTGAAGATCGACACATCCAGCCTCAAGAGCGCCTTCTCCGGCCTCGGCGCCCCGCTGTCCGGCGTTATCGACAAGTTCCAAACGCTGATTCAGCTCAATGCCAACTACGGCAAGCAGGTGGAGTTGATCGGCAAGGCCAAGCTGGGCAGCGCCGACCAGTACGCCAAGGCCGTGCAAGCCGAGATCGCCCTCAATCAGCGCATGGCCACCGCCACCCTCGGCGGATACGCCGACATCCTCAGCGCGGCCAAGGGATTTGTCAGCGAGCGCAGCAAGGGTTACAAGGCCCTGCAGGCCGCCGAGCAGGTGTTCCGCGCCTTCCAGCTCGCCACTGCCGTCAGCAACGCAGCCAAAGAGATTGCCCTCATCACCGGCGTAACCTCTGCCAAGGTGGCCGGCGACCAGATCGCGGCGCAATCCTCCATCGCAGCGGCAGGGCAAGAGGTTATTGCGGCCCAGGTGGCCGGCCAGGCCAATGCCGTTGTCGCCGTCACCAACCAGGCCGCCAAGGGCGACCCGTACAGCGCATGGATTCGCATGGCCGCCATGGCCGCGGCAATGGCCGCCCTTGGCTTTGCCGTGTCTGGCGCGGGTGGCGGTAGCGGCCCCAACCCGGCCAGCGCTGCCGAAATGCAAGCACGCCAGGGCACCGGCACCGTGCTGGGCGACGCCGCTGCAAAGTCCAACTCCATCGCCAACTCCCTCGACCGCCTGAGCGACATTGACCAGCTCACCATGCGCTACTCCGCGCAAATGGCGGCCAGCCTGCGCAACATCGAGTCGAGCATGGGGGGCCTTGCGTCCATCGTGGTGCGCACCTACGGGCTGACCACGGGCAACATCACCGGCGTGCAAACCGGCATCAGCACCGAGACGTTCGGCCAGTCCATGGGCGCGCTTGGGTTTATGGACCGCATCACCGAACAAGCGCTCTCCCAGCTGCCCGTCATTGGCGATCTGGCCAAAGGCCTTTTCAGCGCCTTCGGATCCACAAAGGTCAAGCTCATCGACTCCGGTGTGCAGTTTGATCAGGGCTGCATTGCCGACTACATCGCCGGCCTCGGCATGAGCCAGTACGGCACCCTGGAGACCACCAAAAAGAGCTGGTTCGGCCTCAGCAAGTCGTCCTCCACCAGCGTCGTCAATCAGGCTCTGGATGACGAGATCAAGCGGCAATTTGGCCTGCTCTTCGCCTCGCTCGACACCTCGCTGGTAGCGGCGGCCAACGCCCTGGGCATCTCCACCGGCCAGATCAGCGAGCAGATCCAGGCCTTCCAGCTGGATATGCAGCGCCTGTCCCTCAAGGGGATGAACGGCGCCGAGGTACAAGAAGCGCTGGGCAACTACTTCAGCGCCGTGTTCGACAAGGTTTCGGGCAGCGTGCTTCCCGGCCTTGAAGACTGGCAAAAAGTGGGGGAGGGCTATTACGAAACCCTCATTCGCGTGGCGTCAGGCGCCGACCAGGCCCGCTACTACACCGAGCAGCTGGGCATCACCATGGCCGGCCTGGGTGACGTGGCCACCACCCAGGGCGATGCCGCTGCCGAGCTGCTGCGCGCATCCATCACCATGGCCGAGGGCCAGTCCGCCATCGCCAAAATCGTCACCGGCTACGACGGCACAGCGCAAGAGATATCCGACCTCTACGGCACCCTGCTCAACGTCCAAACCCAAATCCGCAACATCGCAGGCGGATCCGCTGAAGTCACCACCGAGCTTATCCGCGCCTCCGGCGGCATCGAGGCGCTCACCGACAACATCAGCGGCTACCTGGAGGCCTTCTACACCCAGGCCGAGCGCGATGCGATGAGCTTCAACGCCCTGGGCGATCAGTTTGCCGCCCTGGGCCTGCGCCTGCCCGATTCCACCGCCGCATTCCGCGAGATGGTCTCGGGTATAGACCTCACCACCGAAGCCGGGCAACGCCAGTTTGCCAACATGGTCAAGCTGGCCGACGCCTATTCCACGGTGCAAGGCCGCTTTGAAGAGATGCTGGCCGGCATCAATGCTGGGTTTGAAAGCTCCATCCGCAACGTGCGCCTGTCTGTGCTCGACGATCAGGGCAAATACACCCTGCTCGACAAAGAGGCCAGCCAATACCGCGACATCCTCGCCAGCCTCACCGATACCGACTCCATTGCCGCCTACGCAGACAAGCTGCGGGGCGCCATTGACAGCGCATGGTCGGTGCTCAGCGAAGACCAGCAAAAAGCCACGGCTGACGAGTTCATCCAGCGCTACGAAGCGGCGAACACCCTTGTGAATGAGCGCATGGCCGTGGCCCGAGAGGAAGCCATTGCCGACCGCAAAGCCATCGGTGACGGCATCGCCCAGGCCATCACCCAGGGCCTCACCGATGGCGCTGCGGCGCTGGCCGAGGCTGCCGGGCAGGTGCCCAGCACCATCACCGTTACCGTCTCAACCTCGGGCGGCGTAAATGCCGTGGCCGAAGTGGGCTACAGCTAAGGCGCCGCCATGTCTCGCACCCTCACCCCCGCAGCGCAAGCCGCTGCAGGGCGCACCACCACACGCCCGCTGTACCTCATTGAGATCGGGTGGGGCTTTGTGTCGCGCCTCTCCACCGCCGGCCCCATCACATGGAACGGCCTCACCTGGTCGGGCGATGTTGCCTGCCAGGTGTCCGGCATCTCGGCCACGTCCAACGCCGCACAGCAAGGCCGCCTGAGCATAAGCAACATTGACTTGCTCTTCGGCACCCTGGCCCTGTCCATGGCCGGCGATGTGCCAGTACGCATCTGGCACGCCCACGCCGACGCCCTGGCCGATCTTGACCCCGCGCTTGTGTTCGACGGCGCCATTGATGCCGCCGAGGTGTCCGATGCCACTGTCGAGCTCACCCTTGGCCCATCCCGCAGCAGCGCAGCCTTCGCCCCGCGCCTAACCGTCGGCCCCGACGCCGGCTTTACCGTCCTGCTTCCGGCTGGCACCCGTGTTCCCGTCGGCAATCAAGTGTTCGTCTTGGAGCGCTAGCCCATGCCCACCTATCCCGATTACCGCCACCACGACGACTCCCGCATCGAGCGCGTGCAAAAGGTCGAGGCCGAGCAAGCCACTAATGGCCGGTTTCGCTCCCGCATCATGGGCCCGGTCAAGCACCGCTTTACGGTAGTGCACATCCTCTCCCGGGCGGACGCCGACGCCCTTGACGCCTTCCATGCGGCCCACGCCGCCGATGATCTGGACTTCATCTGGCGCACCACCGGAACGGCGCACACCGTGGCGTTCATGGGGCCGCCCCAGATCGAAAAAGAGACCGTGCGCATGTACCGCGTCACCGTCCAACTCGCGGAGGTGTAATGCTCTATCTGCCAGATCAAAACTGGTCCGTCGCCAGCAAAGCCGCCCTGCAGGCTGCAGGTAGCGGCACGGCAAGCGAGCGCCAGGCCGCCCTGGCCGCCGATGGCGCACGCATCCCCATTGTGTATGGGCGTGATCGCCGCGGCGCCCTCGTCGCCAACATCGTGCCCACCGGGGCCTATGTGTACGTGGTGTGCGTGTGGGCCCTGGGCGAGATCGAGGCCATCGAGTCCGTCACCATGTCGGACAAGCCTCTATCCGCCTCCTACGGCGTCACCCACTATCTGGGCACCCCCGGGCAAACCGTCAATGCTGGCCTGGCCTCTGCCTTTGCCGCCAACGGCATTTCCTACGCCGATGCGCTGCCGGGCATTGCCTATAGCGTCATCATGGCACCGGTGGGGCTGGACGGATTCGACCCGCTCTACATCGCCGCAGTCATCAAGGGCACCAAGGTCTATGACCCGCGCACCGGCCTCACCGCCTGGAGCGATAACCCCGCCCTCGCTCTGGCCCACTTCGTGTCGGCCATCGAAGGCCGCACGGTGGCATGGTCAAGCGTCACCGCCACGGCCAACGCCTGCGAAGAAACCGTAGGCGGACAGCCCCGGCGACGCATCGGCCTATCCCTGGCGCAACCCCAGGTCTGCGCAACCTGGCGTGAAGCCCTGCGCACCTACGCCGGCTGTTTCCTCGTCCAGCGTGACGACGGGATCCACCTCATCCCCGACCGGCCCGCATCCCCCGTGCAGACGTTTGCGCACACCAATGGCGACATCGCCAAAATCGGCCCCCTGCGCAAGCGCGCCCGGGCCGACGCGCCCACCGTCGTCAAGATCAAATGGACCGACACCAGCGCCACCCCCTGGCGTGATCGAACGGCCACCGCCTACGCCCCCGGCGTGATCGCCGGCACTGTCGAGCGTCGCGAGTCGGAGGTCTCGCTGCCCGGCATCCAGTCCGCCAGCCAGGCCCAGCGCGAGGCCATCGAGCGCCTCAACAAACTTTGGCTGGCTGACCTGTCGTTTTCCCTGGATGTCTTCGACGATGGCATGCAGATCGAGCCCGGAGACGTTGTTTCCGTCTCGCACCCGCTGGGCCTCGTTGAAAAAGGCATGCGCGTTGGCGGAATCGACAACACCGGCCCGGGCCGATGGGCGCTGCAGCTTGTCGAGTACGACCCCGCCGTGTATTCAGATGCGGTTGTCACCAACCCCAGCACCCCCGACACCGCGCTGCCGTCACCGTCAGAGCCGCCGCCCGTCCCGTCCCTGGCCGTTTCCGAAGAACTGACGCAACTGCAGGACGGAACCTGGACAAGCCGCATCCGTGCAACATGGTCCGCACCTGCCTATCCGTGGGTGTCCGGCTATCGCATCGACGTGCGATCCGGCGGGGTCGTGGTCTATACCGGCACCGCATCCCGCACGGCCACAAGCTGGCCCAGCCCGCCGGTGCAAGAGCGCGTCCACCATCAGATCGATGTGTTTGTGCTGTCAGCCGTCGGCGCCGAGTCCGTGTCGGCCAGCGCCACCATCACCCCGGATGGAAAATATCTCCTGCCTGGCAACGTGCCCAGCCTCACCGGCTACGAAGTTGGCGGCGAGGTGCGTCTGCGCTGGGAGCCCGCCACCGATATCGACATCTGGCGATACGAAATCCGATGGGGTGCCGTCGGCGTGGCCTGGGACGATGCCGCCCGGCTGGATCGTGTTGACGCTCTGAGCCTTGTCTCGCGTGATGTTCCGGCCGGAACCTGGAATTTCCTGGTGTGTGCGTTGGATAGCGTGGGTCAGTACAGCCCTGCACCGGCCCGGCGCACCATCACTGTCACGCTCGACAATGCCGCGTTCCTCGTCGATCAGCATGCGTTCAGCACTCCAAGCGTCACCGGCATGGTCGAGTACAACTTCGGCCCCACCGACACCCAGCGGCGCTGGGTTACCGATGACGGAACGCCCTGGAACACCAAGTTCCCGGCAGCGCTCAATACCTACACCGACCACCTGGCCAGCTACTCGGCCGGCAGCGCGTGGCAAACCGAGCCGCACGATTTTGGCCTCAGCCTCTCGGGCAACTGGGCCGGCGAGATGAGCGTCACGCCCATCACCGGCGCCAACACCGACTATCTGGACCTCAGCCCCGACGGCAGCGCCTGGACGCCCAACGCCGGCCTCTCCGCCAAAACCGGCGCCAGGTTTGCCCGCCTGCGCAGCACCACGGCCGGCGCCATGGCCGTCACCCTGCCCACGGCCAGCGTGCGCATCGATGCCGTGCCGCGCACCGAGGAGGGCACCGGCACCAGCTCCGCAAGCGGGGCCGTCACCATCACCCTATCCGGCAGCTACGCCGCAGCAAAGGGCCTGCCTCAAATCTCTGTAGGCGGCACCACGTTCGCCACCGCCGTGGTGGACAACATCATCGTCGGCACCACCACCAGCTTTGACGTCTATGTTTTTGACGCCTCCGAAAACATCATCAGCCGGCCCTTCGGCTGGACTTTCAAAGGAGTCTGACCCATGGCCTACACCGGCCTCGATCTCACCAAGCCCGACGGCGCCACGCAAAACGGCGCCCAGGTGCTGCAGTCCGTCCGCGACAACCAGCGCGCCCTGCGCGACATGATCGTGTCCGGCTTTGCCGCCGGCTGGGCCATGACGCCATCGGGTGGCACCGCTGGCCAGCCCGCCCAGATCCTCAAGTCTGCCGGCACCGAGCGCCTGCGCGCCGCGCTAACGTGGGGCACCACGGGCGGCGGGGCCGGCAACGTCACCCAGGCCGTCTATGCCTACTCGTCCAACAGCGGCGGCAGCTACGACACCATTGGCACTTTGTCCATCACCTACGACACCGCCGGCTACGTCACCGGCACCACCTGGAGCTGATAGCAATGGTCGAATTCCTCCTTGGCGTCCCCGGCCGCCTCGTTGCCCTGGGCACCTCCCTTGCCACGGGCATCAGCGACATCCTCACCGCCATCGGCACCCGGGCCCCCGCAGGCACTGCCGTTAGCAATACCGTGCTTACCGACGCCCGCATCGGCAAGCTCGACAACCTCGACAACATCGGAACTGCGCCTGATCGGCTCAAATCCCGCACGCATTACAAGACCACTATCACCGGGTCGAACCCAGGTGCCGTGATTGCATACCAAAGCGTGTCGGGGACTCCCGCAAAAATCCGGATCCTCTACTTGGGCTGCTGGGCGCCCTCAGGTGGGACGTGCTCCGGCGGGGTGTGGTTTGACGGCAGCGAGGTGGTTTGCGAGGGCATCACCTCCTCACCCGGCATGACCTGGTCGTATATCGTCGAGGAGTATTACTGATGTACCGGCTCGCCCCGGCAGGCGTGACCCGCATTGCCGACAGCGTGCAGATCCATCGCGGCGACCCGGCATGGCCTGATTACCTCGCCTGGCTTGCTGCCGGTGGCGTCCCGGAGGCCATGGCGATAACCACCCCGCCCGAACCCACAGATCCAATCCCCCTGTCCGTCACCCGCTTCCAGGCCCGAGCAGCCCTCCACCTGGCCGGACTGTTCGACGACGCAGAGGCCGCAATTGCCCAGGCCCACCCGCTATCCCGCATCGCATGGGAACACGCGCACGTCTATCGACGCC